CGTCTTAGCTTTTACTTCATCTTGCTGTTCGCTGTCTTGTTGTTCCTTTGCCATTTTTGCTCCTAAAGGGCGATTGCTCGCCCTTATTGATGGTTATTCCGCAATAATTTGTGGAGACACAATCACTTTCAAACGACCTTTTAAGATATTAGTCGTGCCGTTAATTAATTCACCTTCGCAGATTTGACGTGCTTTGAATTCAAGTGCAGGTGGCACTAAAATCACATTTGGGCGAATGTTCAATAATTTGCCACCGTCACCTTTTAAGGATTGCATTTTGGCAATGACATCCATGATGTTTTCCGCAGTAAGTTCAGTTTTCTCTACGCAATGCGCTAACTGCCAGAAACCAAAACCAGCTGCACCACGAGCACGTACACCCCATTCGTAAATATCTTCGTTAAATACGGTGTCAGATTTGGAAGGGTCAAATTTCGTTTCAATTTCTGGCGCAGTGCGTTCTTGCCAAATTAATGGTTTAATCGCATTGGTGGTGTCGAAAAGATAGAATGTTGGTGCACCATCTTTTGTGCCAGTCGTTAAGTTACTTTGCTCTTTACTTGCACCTGTACCATCCACATTTGGGTAAACTGGGTGATCAGTATCAAAGTAATTTTGGCCGTCATAACAAAGCGTGGTTTTACCTGCTTTTAACAAACCAAACACCAAATCATCAGGCAATTCAGCCGCACTTTGTGCTGCCTGTTGTACCATTGGACGGAATAAACCTACTTGGTCATCTTCAATATCGGTACGAGGAATACCCACCGTGCTTTCGTAAAGTTTGTTTTCAATGCTGGTGCCTTGTGCTTGCATTGCTTTACGCTGACGTTTATTTACCCATTCCACCATTTTCGGGAACTGGCCTAAGAAACCATAGGTGTTCACTTTAGTGTTAGAAGATACCTTCATTGCAATTAAGTCCCACTGCGGTTTAATTAAACCTAAACCCGCTACAAAGTCTTTTTTAAACTGGGTTTCAATTGCCTTTAAAACTTCTGATTTTTTAAAGCTCATTATTTTTGCTCCTTATGTTCTGCCATAAATTCCGCTTCAGTCATACCAAGTGCACGTGCTGCCGCTTGTTCAGCCGCACTTAACGCTGCCACTTTCTGCTCTGGATCGCATTTTGCTTGTGGCTCACCACTTAATGCGGCCATTGTAGGTGCTTTTTCTAAGTAAGCACTT